TTCTACCTCTGCCTCCACCATCCCCTGCCCCCCACCTACCAAAGCCCTTTTCACCCGCCTCACATCCCGCATGGTAAAAAATGGCGGAGCAACCTTCTTCACACCCTTGATCATCACCCCCTCCTTACAAATCCTTTACCCACCAAACTCCCAACACCTTGTCCTCGTATCCGCATTCCAGCCTACACAGTCCCCCTTCCCACAGTTCATCCTTGGGTTTGGGAAGGTTGAAAGGTTTCTCCGTAAGCACGATTGGATACCAGTTGAACGCCTTCTTATCCCCCTGCCAGGATTCCGGGTTATATCTGCCCTCGCGCACAAACGTGGTAGCCATGAACATCCCGGACTGCGACTCCCTCACGTTATCCAGCAACCGCAACGCATCCACATACTCCAGGTGGCACATCACATCCCGGCACAGCACCAAGTCCACTTTCGGTATTTTCACCCTGGTAATATCCGCCACCTCAAACCACGTATTATCCACCCCCAAACTCAGATTCCCCCACACCACGTCCTCCACCACGTCAATCCCCGTATACCGATCCACAGCATTCACAATCCTCCTCTGCCACCCCAGTGCCCCACATCCCAAATCCACCACCGTACGCACCCCATTCCCCAACAAGAAACCCGGAATCAACTGCTCCAACCTCACCGTCTCCTCCGGGTCGCTCCCTTGTCCTGATCTGTACGTACCCCCTCTCCAATAGTTATCCTTGTGAATCTTGGTAAACGCCGCCTTCATCTCCGCCGTCTCCATACCATCCTCCTTGAACAAAACAGGGTGGGATGGCCCAAACCACCTCCACCCTGCGGGGGAACTCAACCAGACACGCTGCCGTGGCTGAGTATTACGCGATGCTGCACCTCACCAGTTGCTTCAACTCTCCGATTGCCCCGCCGTACCGCTGCCATCCCACGGCGATCTCGGAATAGGACAAGGGATCGAACTGGCCGAAAATGGACAAATCCATGCGGTTTGCCCCCACCAGCTTGTTCTTGGGCAAAATCACATAGTATTTGTCGGTTTCGGTGAGCATCATTGTCCACACGATCCGCACATTGTACGCGGCGTACCCTGTGGAACCGGCGAAGGGCTGTTGCACGATACCCAGCGCACGGGGGAGGCGGGTTTTGAGCTGGATCGGCGCCAGGATGATGAACTCCGAGTTGGGGGTAATCCCAAACCCCAAATCCTTCACTCTGGTGAGGATATTCTCACAGGCCTTGTTGATGGTGTTGATATCCCGGATAGCGTTGTAATCCTTGTCGGTATTCGCTACCCCGGACGGTGTGACCGCCTGCCATGCGAGATCATAGGTGGCCGCCGTAGCCTCGATGAGATCGTAGAAGTCCTGCGCTTTGGATGAGTAGGCTTTGTTGCGGAACGCGATGGCGGTGTTCTCCACCGACCAGTACTCCTCATCATCGAAGAGCCTCCGGGACCATCCCAGTCCGCCCCCATACATATCCAGGGTCACGGTCGCCTTCTCCCCGCTCATCTTGTAAACCTTCGCCTTCTGCCCCTCCGGTACAAGGGCAAAGGAGAGGCCATCTTCGATGTCCAGAAGCTCGAACCCGTTTCTCCGGCTCTGCCTCATGTCGATCATATTGAAGATTTCCTCGTACCCGGTGTCGAAATAGGTGATGTGCTGGTACTTCTGGAGAACTTCCAACACGGACGTGGGGAAGTCCCCGCTGGTGGCGAAGGCCTGGAGTGCCGCCTTGCCGTCTCCGGTCGCGGCGAATGCCTGCGCCGCAGCCTTGAACGCCTGGGCATAAACTACGGGTTGCCGCATGAACGCCTGGGTTGCCCCCAACAGATTCTTCACGTTGTTGGCATTGTTCAGCCCCCCACCCGCCTCGAACTTTCCCCAATCGGGGAGGATTATTCCCTTGTAACGCATATCCTACCTCCCTTATCAGGTTCCGCGTGTGAGGTTGAGGGTTCCGTCGAGGTCAATCTCGACCTCTTCGTCGCCGAGAGCCGGGGCCACCACTACGTTTCCGCAGAGGTAGTTGCCGGAAGCGGACTGGTTCACTTCGGCGTCCGCCGAATCGTAATAGACGGGTTCGCCAACGGCGTAATCCACGGAAGATGTGGCCACCGCGCACGGCACGATGATGTCCGGGGCATAGTAAATCAGCACCCCGGTATCCCCCGTGTCGTAATCCTGCTCCCACACCCCCACCACTTCTCCCGTCCGGTACATATCACCGGCAGAAACGCCAGGGGAGGGAACTGTGACCTCCATCATCTTGCACACCGCCAGCGGGCACCTCAGTTTGAGGTTATTTCCGCCAAGAGCCATTGTATATTTCTCCTCGTGATTGCTGGTTGTATATCAGGTTGCGAGAAGAGGGTTGGTTTTGGGGTTGTCCAAATCGTCCAGGGGGTTGGAATCATACCCTGCCTCCTGGGGGGGTGTGGTTTTGGGTTTGTCCTCGGTTTTGGTGCCGCCCTCGGGGGGTTTCCCCATCACCGTGGCCGGATCAATCCCCTGGGACTTCAACACCTCCACATATTCCGCCTGCACCTCATCAATGTAACGGTTCAGGTCTGCCCGGAGCATAGCATCGTCCTGGGCTTCCGACTTGAACGATCTCATCCTGAGATTGACGAATGCCGCCTGTTTGTCCGGCAGTTTCCTCTCGGAAATGATATTCGCCATGACTCCCTGCGACTTCGCCATCACCGTCTCCCCCTTGAGCCGCTTCACCTCAGCTGCATGGGACTCCGTTTCCTGCTGCGCTCGTTTCCTGGCATCGTTCAACTCTGTCTGCAACCTCACGTTCTGGTTATAGACATCGTGTTTCGCCTCGTCCACGAAGCGTTTTGTCCCGGAATCCCCTTCAAGGTCCTGTACCGTGAACAGATCGGAGGGTTTGATTCCCAGCTCCGCCACTGCCTTCTTCACCTCATCTCTCGTGATCGCCATACCATTCTCCCTTTTCATCCCATCGGCAAATGCTTGCAGCACACCGATGAGGGTTGCACCTGGAAATCCAGGGGTCGATGTGGCACTGTTACCCAAAGCCACAGCGGTAATCTTTTCAATAAAGGTTGGTCGAACGGTTCCATCGTACCTTTCGTAACCAATATTGGCCTCTATCGAAGCAACATCAAACGATAGATTCTTGTATTGGGGGAAGATGTACATCGCGGCGATAGCGGCGGTTTTCTGCCCCATCTCCACCAACTTCTTCCCTACCACGTAACCCACGGGGACCCGCCCAAGCTGGGAATTATCCCCAGGTGCGCCGTGGCCGTAGAACACGGGGGTAAAGGCGCCGATCTTGTCCGCCAGCCACCCCACAGCCCTCTTTACCCATGATACCGGTGTGGGAGTGCCTGCAAGGAGAATATCCGACTCCCCCTCATGCCCCACAACGAAGGCTTTGATCACCGGGTGAGGATCACTGGCTTTTACCCCAGCCAGCCACCCCGCATCCACCATCTCGGCAATCTCGTTGTCCGCCATCGCCTGTAACTCAGCCCGTATCTGACACGCCCTCATTTATCCCCACGTCCTTTCCTGCGCTACCCACTTATCCCTGCGTTTCACCCTTTTCCTCCTCCCCCCACGGTCTGCTATTGCCACTGCACTACTCTTGGAGTGCCCTTCGCGTCTCAGCTTGCTCACGAAACTGGAGAACCGTTTACCAGAACCCAGTTTACCCTTGCTTACCCGCCGCGCCGACATTTCCTTTACCTCCAGGCAAGGCCTGTTGCAGTTTTATCTGCTGTTCCATCTCCAATGCCTGTTCCTGCTGTTTCTCCACCTTCTCCGCTGCAATCCTCTCCATTTCCGCCTGGGTATCAACATCGGTGAGGTAGGATAGGAGGGTTTGCAACGACAACGCTCCCTGCAAGTACATGGGGAGGTAAACCTTCTCCACAAATACCAGGTTCGCGGTAGATGTCACCGGCATTTCCGCAATTATGGCGTCAGGGTTCAGGTTGTTGTTGAAGGAGGAATTGAACATGAGCGTGGCCTTACGGAACAATTCAGTGTATGCCGCTTGCCAAATATCACGTTCTTTATCAGTGGAGAGTTCGATGAGTTGGAGGAGTGTGTCCGCTGTGGATCGGTTGCTGAGGAGTTCTGGGTGGCCCAAGAAGTGTACCGGAACCCCCGTCGTGCCGGAGATCACCTGGATGTCTGACTCGATTGCCTGCTTGATGGAGTTGAACCCCTCTCCTTTGGCACATACCAGGTCGAATTCCGAGTTGGAGGTCACGATTGCTTTCCCAATCCTCCAATTCTTCGCCGAGATGTAATCCGTCAACCGCCTGGCTTCATCCACATCCTCGCAGTTGAACCATGGGGTGGGAGCGGCGAACAGATGGTTGATCTTCCTCCAGTCCCACAACTCCTTGTCCAAGTCTTCGGTATGCCGCAGCACGAACGCCGCTTTGGGCGGGGTCAAGTTTACCTCATATGAGTTTCCCCCAAACCTGGCATAAACGAATCCCTCGCTGGCTAGGTCGAAGGATGTTTCCAGGCTGGTTCCCGTATAGGTTGCCCTGACATACTGCTCAAAATCCGGTTCCACTACCTGGATGTTGTACCTAAATTTCCTCCAGGGAACATGAACTACCTTGATGTTACCCATACCATCTAGAGGATCGAAGATGGGTTTTAGCTTAAAGAGAACCTTACCCTCGATTTCCGCCTCAGTCCCCCATAGCTGGGGTTTTTTGCCCTTAACATCGTTCATCCTGCACAGCCTCTGGATGAACTCAATCTCCCGTTTCGCGTCCCCCTTGAACCCATCCCTCACCCTGGGTATCACCCCAGTACCTGCGATGAACGCCGCCCTCACGTCGATGATGTTCTTCATCACCAGCGATCCCCAATCCGCAGTACAGGAATACTTCCTGGCCAACTCGGATACCTGAGCGTCGTAGGTACGGTATTGGGACCCGGTGTAGTGGGCGGAGTTGTTCTCATCGAGGCCGGTTTGGGCATTTATGAGAGCTTGGGTGGTGAGTAGGAGGGCATCGTTGCGGGTTTTGAGCGCGGAGATTTCCGAGATCAGGTTTCGCCTATCCGTCACAAAATTTAGCATATTCCACACAGCACACCCCACTTAGGGATATTGTGCAATCATTTTTGACAAGATAAAGTGGGGAGTTTGCCCTGTCAAGCAGAATTTTTCACAAACAAATCAACCACACCTTCGACCTATTCCGGCGATACATCCCGGTCTAACACCTTGAAGTACCCCGTCTCCACTCTTTTGATTATCGCCTTCACAAAATACCTGGTTTCATCTTGAGTATGGTTATCCTTGTCTACTGGCTTCCCCGTGTTCTGGTTCACCTTGTACATCCCCACCTCCCTCCGGTAGTTGGCACATATCCGGTTGATGAAGATTTTGGGGTTCCCCATCACCGGGCGGAGGGCATTCTTTGTCGCCTCGATCCCGGCATCAATATCTGTCCTATCCCCTGGGATGAACTTCACCGGCCTCCCCGCCAACGCCACCTTCCATTCCTCAACCAAATCCGGCCTGCTGTTGTCGTAAACCACGGTACGGATCAAATTCCACCAGGGCCTACCCTGCGCCATGGAGATGAACCTGGGATTGGTCGCCGACTGCCCCACAGCAGGGAGATACAGTTCCGTCACCCTCACCCATGCACCAGCCCCCAACGTCTCCGGCGCCGGTTGCCACACCCCTGCGGAGAAGGGATCGGTTCCTCCCCAGTCTAAGGACAACGCCACCTGTTTATCCGAGGATAACGGAACATTCACCAGATGTATACCCTCATCATACTCGTTCTGGTAAACCAAATCCCCCCTCCCAACCTTCACACACAGCCAATCTCTCTGGATACTACCGAAGGACAAGGTTTTCAGCTTACTTACAAAATCCTCCACAGAATAATACCCATCAGCCTCCTTCATGTGTTCCCCTGGACATATAAATGCCAGCGGACACGTGGAGCAGGCGTAATCCACACACGCTTCAAGACATTCCCATATGCAATACCTGAATATCGTGTGCCCCTGCTCCTCCGCCTGCTTCAACGCCGCGTCCATCATGCCGTTGTAATTGTGGTTGGTAGAGAACATACCGAGGGAGGACTTATGGCCGAATTTGGCTTGGGGTTGGGACAACGCAGCTTCGTAAACCTGCAACTCAATCTCATCCACCTCATCCAGTTTGAGGCATTGGGGATGTGGCCCCCGCACACTCTTGGTTGACGCTGTAAGTATACTCACCGTGGAGCCATTTTTCCACTCACCACGGGTTGCCAGCATGGGCTTTGTCAGAAACTCATCCTCCAGCCCGGAGATGGACCAGAACACTTTGAGTGCATCGTGGGACAGTTGGGATTGCCCCTCGCTTCCACCTAAAATCTTGGTTTCGTATCGCGGTTTGGAACATGATTTGTACCACGTATCCAGCCCCCCATACAGGAACGTCTTGCTCCCGCTTCTCCCTGCCCACACTATGTAGTAGAACACGTGCTCAAGCAGTACCTCACACAAAGCGTGAAAGGGAGACACGTGATCTGCTCTCCGACAATTCACTCGCGTCCCCACCTTCACCTCCCCCAGCGCTGCCAGGAACAACATCACATCCAGCTCCGTCTTCAGCCCCTCCGTTAAATACTTCAACATAATCGGCTTCCTGATCTCCGCCTGCAACTGGGCTACTTCCTCTGGTGATAACTGCGCCTTGAGCTTTTCCAATGTTGAGAAATTCAATCTGGTCCTCCAGAGGTAAATTATTCAGTATCATTGTGAGCTTGCTGATCTTGGTCTGGGGTTTTTGTGCAACTGGGACCCCTCTGCGTTTGGCCACCAGGGTATCCCGGTATTCCCTTGCCAGCCCCATAAGCTCCTTGGCACTCATAACAAAGCCGTTATCCAGAGTCTTGCCCATGTTCTCTGCTGCTTTAAGCAGAAACCCTTCCAGTAAATCCGCCAATCTCCCCAGCCGGTTAGTGACTTCATCCTCGGTGTTGGGTATGTCCATTACCGGGGGGAGTGCGGGAAGATTCGTATCTACTCCCACAGATTCCATCTTGGTCAATCTTTCCCCCCATTTGAAAAACTTGGCCCAATCCCCCACAGCAACCGCACTCCGGTTGATCATCTTGGCTACCTTGCGGAACGAACGGCCCTTGCCCAAACCCACCCACAAGTCGAAGGCCCCCCGCATTTCCTCTGTTTCACTCTGGAATGTTTTCAACTACACCCTCCATCATCCATTCCAAATGCTTAAAGATGATAGGCAGTAACATTGCAAGCAAAATAACAACAAGGATCAATGACACATGCGGCCCAAGCCAATGAATAAGGAATTGTTCTACCATTTTACCCCTCCTTTGACGGTTCTCCCTGCTCCTTCATTCTATGCTCTCCTGTTCGCCGAAGATGATACCAAAGGACTCCGCTATACCCATGCGAATATTCGGCGTATCATCACCCGTCCTTGTGCACGACGGAATTCCCCAAGATACACCAGCCCTCTTTCAGACCATATCCGCCCGGCAGGACATACGTCACACGGGCGGTGATACTCCTGCCACTATATGCGAGCGACCTTCCGGCGACGGGCCAGCGGCCAGGGCGAGGGTGAGGGCGGCTTGTTCAATGGCTTCCCGGCACTCTTGGCCCCCGCATGGGTAAGCAGGACTCTTCCCCAAGGCGCAGGAGTCGCACAGCTGGTTTACATCGCAAGCAATTCGCAGCGCCTCGCGGAGTACGGCGGGTGAGTCATTCGGCATGGTCGGGATCCTTTCTCCACCATCCGTTACGGTTTGGGATTACACCATTCAGGGCATTTATAACATCGCTAAGCGCATCATAATAGCCGCCATTGTATCCTTCACGGGAAAGCGCCCCTCCATAATTTATGCCGGTGCCGGTACATCTCATTCGACATGATGTGGAATCATTGCGTATCTCGGTTTCAATGTTGGATTGTGCTCTATAAATCATTCGCTTTATTCCATGTGATCTATAAATACTCTCCATCACTCCTCCATTCTCAACTCTTGCCGGACGGTGTCGAGGTCGGCCAACCTGTCTTTCTCCATATAGTCAAGTGGCTCACCGGTGTAAGGATTGCGTTGAATGTCCTTATTTGCAACCAGCCGCTCCATCGCCGCCTTGACTTCCGGCGACGGGCCAGCGGCCAGGGCGAGGATGGCCTTCTCAAGCGCTTCGTAGTCGGCATAGGCAAAGCAGGCCGTCTCTGGTTCGGCCCCGGCGTAGATTTCCGCTTGGTGGAGCAGGTAGAGCAGTTCCCTTACCATTCCAGCCGGTAGCTTGCGGGCTTCATCCAGTTCCGCCCGGAGCCGGGCGTTCTCGGCCTTGGCTTTTTTATAGGCATCCCGCTCTTGTTCGGCTTGCCACCGGTATTTGGCCGCCTTTCGGTACATTTCCGCAAGGTCTGCGTTCATGGCCTCCGCCTTCTCCGCCCGCTCCTGCCACTTCTTACCGTCATCCCGCGCCCAGGCCAAATGCGCCTCGGACTCTTCGCGGAGGGCCTGTTCATGCACCAGATCGCTTTCGACAGCGAGAACTTCCCTTGCCAGCGCCTCGGTCTTATCGAATCACATGAGTTTTTCAGCGCGTTCGGAATCGCGCTCTTCTATTAATCGAGTGATGAGTTCAAGCGGATGCTCTTCATAATTGAGTTTCTTTTCATCCGGCCAAGCATCCCTGATTTTCATGATTCAAGTCCTTTCTTTTCCATCGCCAGTTCCTTCTCTATACACTCTCCCCATTTTTCAATATCTCCCCGGCTGAACGGCGGGAGCAGATATTCCGGTAAATCGGCAAGGGGGTCCCAAAACTCCGGCCCAATCAGTCGATTCCAGTCGCGCAAGGTCATGGCTTTACTCGATAGTTACCCCTGTCATTCCGCTCTACCAGCCCGTCCTTCACAAGTGCCTTCAACACTTGACTTGCCCAACTCGATGCTCTTGTGAAGTCTTGTTTGCATAATTGACCAAGCAATGTGGGTGATTCCCACTGGTTGCTTTGTTTTAGGGCAGCCAACATTATCACTTTTTTCTCCGCGAGCTTCACTTTGCTTCCTCCTCTAATACGCATTCGGTTATTACCCCTTCCACCATTTTCAATCCGGCAACTCGCATGGTTCGCCGTCGTAATGCTTGACTTGCTCAGCCACTGGAGGCTACTCCTTTCCTTGAGTGAACCGGATTGAGACAGATTCCTTCATCGTTTCCGCATCCAGGAAGCTGGCCGACACCACCCCCACCGGGACCCCCCGCTGCACCAGAATATCCTTGAGCTTGTCCTTGTCCAGTATGTACGTGTTCCGCACAACCTTATTCACCACCCCCACACCTTCCCACTCCACCTTGTCCTCCCCCAGTATCCCCAATACCGCCGTGATTATCTCATTCGCCTCCATCTTATCCTTCTTCGCCTGCTCCTCCACACACGCCACCCGCTTCCTCTGGTTCATGGCGGATTCCAACATCTCCCTCAGTGAGGCATCTTGGATAAGTTCAATATTCATACCCATCCCCTCCTTTGTTTATCTCGCGTTTTCCCACAACAGAAACAATCATCGCCACTTCTCTCTCATGCAGATGCAACACCCCAACCGCTCCCATATCCCCAACCGCATCCTCCCACTTAACCGTGACATCCACACTGCCATTGCCATTACGCACCACCCTCTCCCCAACCATCCGGGCAATTCTCACAGGACCCAGTTCAATTCTCATACCCCATCCCTCTCTTCCATCCACTCATCAACCCCGACCATATCCAACCAAGTCATCCCAACCTCAACATCAACCTTCACCGGAACCGACAACTGCACCGCCTCAATCATCACCTCAGAAAACTGAGCCGCTACCATCGGTACAATCCCCTCCTCCACCTCAAACAACAACTCATCGTGAATTTGAAGCAGGGGGTTAACCGCAAACCCCGCCTCCTGCCACTCCCTCACCTTCGGCATCAACCTCCCCATCGCCTCCTTTATCACCCCCTGCGCCCCAGACTGGATCGGAGCGTTGATTGCCTGGCGCAACCCCGCCTCCCGCACAAACGGCAGGGCTGAGTAAACTTCCGGTATCCACCGCCTTCTTCCAAACATATCCGCCACATAACCGTTCCTCATCGCAAACGCCTCTGTCTGCTTCTGCCACAGCCGTATCCCCGGAAACACCTCATACCACTCAGCGATAAACCTGTCACAGTCCAGTTCCGAGTACACACTTATCCCCTCGTGGTAAAACACATTCAACAACCCCGCCCCCGTTATCCCGTAGAGTACCCCGAACCCCGCCCGTTTCATGGGGTATCTCTCCTTCTTATCGTCTACCTCCTCCGGGGGTTTGCGGTACACTCTGGATGCCGTCATGGTGTGGATATCCCCGCCATCCCGGAATACCCCGCACATGAACTCATCCCCACTCACATGGGCTGCCAACCTCATCTCTATCTGTGAATAGTCGATTGCCAGCATCACCATACCCGGTTTTACGGCAAACCCCCGCCGTACCTTCTTCCCCCACGCTGTCCTCACTGGGATGTTTTGGAGGTTGGGGGAAGATGACGCAAGGCGCCCGGTATCCGTCCGGGTCATGCTCAGTTTGGTGTGAATGCGGCCCTCTCCATCCACCATATTGGGGAACTTGTCCACATATGTCCCCAGCAGCTTTAACAACCCCCGTATGTCCTGTATCAGCGACACGATGGGGTTCCCCCTATGCTTATCCAACACCTCCGATCCCGTACCCTCCACCTCAATCCCTTCCCTCCTCAACAACGCCATCACCTGGGGGGAACTGTTCACATTCACCTTGCCCCGAGCCATCCGTGCAAGTTGATCCTCCTTATCCCTCACATCCTCCCATATCCCCTCCGACAACTGGTGGAAAAACTCCAGGTCAAGTAAACACCCGTTGCCCTCCATATCCATCACCATCTCCATCGCAGCCATGTCCCGCCACAGGGCATCCTCCAAGTCCATATCCCGCACCATCTCCCACAGGATAGGGTAGATTGCCGCCGTCGCCCGCACATCGGTAAGGGCGTAATCCAGTGCCTTGTCCCTATCCACATCCTCCAGCCATCCCCTCCTCATCTTCCCCAACTTCTGCTCCACCTGGCTCCTGCCCCCCTCCAACTCCATCACCCACCATTTCCCATACAGGTCCAGTTTCCCCCCACACTTCTCCCACCTCCCCAACAACGACTTCACCTTCTTCTTTATGTTTTGCGGCCACTTTATCTTCTCCACGCCCTTGTCCGTGTGGAGGATTGGCAAGGGATCATCCCAATCCATCTCCACTACCCTTCGCAGGTACTCCTCGGCCTTCCTCTGGGTTGCCCCAGCCGTAACCTCATCAAACCCCCTCATCTTCATCCCACACAACCGGTAAGCCAATACCTTCAACCCAATCTTGTCCATCCCCAGCAGGTAAGCCATCTGCATGGTATCAACATACTGGCAAGGGTTGATCCCCAATCCCCGCAGAACCGGGATGTCGAATAGGGCATTGTGCAACACCGTCAACACATCCCCCTGCTCACACAGCATCTTCAACTCCCACGGAAATTCCCCCTCCCCCACAATCCAAATCCATGCCTCAACCTCATCCCCATACTGCACTGACCACGGCGTGTTCCCCGTCTTTTCCGTATCAATAAACACCACCCTACTCCATTTCGGATGATCCATCCTCCCCCCCTTCCTCTCCCTCAACCTCACCTTCAACCTCACCCTCACCCTCAGCCATCCCCGGCGCCCACATCCTCACATCCCCCCTCCCCCTCACAATCTCCCCCACCATCTCAAAATCTTCCTGTATAAACCGCATCTTCCGGGTTAAGTGCAACCCATAGCTGGGGTGATACACGGGGATTACGGTAGAGTTTATGCCAAACCCTTCCCATCTGTATCCGATTCCATGCACCATCTCCATCTTTACCGTCTCACCCAGAACAAACCCTGCTGCGTGAACCCCCGCGCAGATGATGTACTTGGGTGCAATCTCCACCAAATCCGGTATAAGGTAATTCGTGGTGCATACCCGTATCTCCTCCGGTCGCGGGTCCCTATCCTTGGCATCCGGCCTGCACAGCACCACATTGGTCACGTAACACGCCTTGCGGGAGATGTGGGCGAACCTATCCAGGTAGTTGTCCAATTCCTTCCCACTCTTCCCCACAAAAGGCTTCCCCCACCTGTCCTCCTGCTTCCCCGGGGCTTCCCCAATAAGCATAATTTGGGATAAGCGTGAACCCAACCTCCACACCGGGTTATTACACAACCCACACAAATCGGCATATCCACAGAAACGAGAATGGGACATATCCCTACCCCTTTACCTTCTTCTCAACCAACCCCAGGGTATCATTGTGATCCCCGCCGTGACACACCACGCACACAGCAATCTTCTCAAACCCACGGCTCTTGCTCATCCCCACGGTATCGTACCCCA